AAGCCGTAGCCAGCAACGAAAAAGCTGAAGATTATAGTGTTCCAGGTTATCGGTTCAGAGAACTCTCGGAAGCCAAGAAAGGCCTTGAGAAAGAACTCATGGGATTAAAGGATTCTATCAAAGAAAGAGAAGTTGCCGAAGCTGAAGAAAAAGAAGATTGGCGAAATCTCTATGAAGAAACCAAGTCCGAAAGAGATCGCTTCAAGCAAGATGCTGAAAAGTTTCAAGCTATTGAAAGCTCAAGGAAAGAAAGACTTCTGGGAGATTTTCCAGAGAACTTACGAGATAAGCTCTCAACCTTAGATTCTGAAACGCTGGAACAAATGAAAACAGAATTTTCAACCAAAGTCCCTCAAGTAGATAATAGTGGTGGAGGTGTTTCTGGTGGCAAGGTATTAGATTGGAAAAATCTTAGCCCTGCTGAAAGAAAAAAGAACTTCGCTGATATTATGAGGGGCAAGAAATAGGAAAAAATAAATAATGGCAAATGTAACAACAACAACAGCTGCTAATTTTATTCCTGAGGTGTGGCGTGATGCCATTCTGGATTACGCTGAAAGAAATTTCAGACTTCGTAACCAAGTAACTGATATTTCAGATGCTATCGAAGGCGATGTGATTCATATACCTCGT